TGACGCTATGAGAGCTGAATCACTAAACGGTAAGAGGCGAAGTCACGAATTCCGCCAATCTTGTCACCGTACTGGTTCAGTGTTCCTAACGACCCGATTTTCTCTTCGTTCATCTTAACAAATTTACGAATTGAACTGTTACTAGGAACTTTGTACTTTTCAAATCTCATCCAGAATTTAACGAACTCTTCAAATAATGGGTGAAACTTGCAATTTTCCAGGATGCTAAGACTCCTAATTGCAAAATAATCCCTTCCAAGAAGGTCATAATCATTAAAGTCCGAGAATCTTTCAGGATAAACCAATCTTAGAAGAGCTCTATAGATTGGATAAATCCCTTTGTATTCCCCATCCACCACGTAATCTACATGGTGTAGTCTTTGCAAGTAAACAAAGCTATATGGTTTAACTAATGTCTTGGCTTCATTAAGTTTAAGACCACAAGATCTATACTTCTCAAATATTTCCTTAGATGTTTTAGCAACTAAAGCGAAATCATCACCCATATACTGTGATAACTCAGGTGGGTGTTGGCTAACTTGTCTATTAACAAGTGATCCAATTATTGAGGTAAAATTTGATCCTGATGGTATGCCATGTTCTCCGACATATACGCCATCTGGAGTAGCGAGAGGTGTCGTAAGAAAACGATTGGCAATTTCATCGATTTCAGATGCATAACTAGGTTGAAAATTTAATTCTACTTCTTTAAAAGCATTAGATTGTAAATCTCGACCTACACTGTTATCGAAAGCCTCGATATCGCCGCTAACGCATAGGTAGTCCATTGACACAGCTTCGCGGATAAGATGTGTCATGGCAGAATCAACTGCAGATGGACCATTGAAGCCACTGAAACAAAACTCACCTCTTAGACGTTCAAATAGAGGAGGGAAGAATCTATTTTCTTGCATAATTGTAGAATAATCAACAATGTTTACAAGTCTAGTCTTTTCCTGCTCTTGGGTTCTGATTGCTGGAACCATGATAAGATTCTTATTGTATAAAGAATTCCAGTTCGCTAAGGTATATTCACGAACTTTACCTTTCTTGTCTAGAGTAGGCGCTCCTGCTTGAGTATTCGCCTTTGTGAGTTTTGCCGAGTTATTTAAACTAATGGGACGAAGAGTACCAATGTTTATAGACGACGGAGGTTTCGTCGACAGATGGCCACAGTCAGTAGATGGAATATTGAAGCTATCCACTACACTCTGTCTAATATCAGCCCATGGTAAAGCAATGCTTCTAGGACCATATTTGGCTTTATTAGACATTTCTAACTCTAGTAAATCATCATTTATTAGCTCTATATTGGCATCGAAAACCTTATTCCATGCTTGTAGTATCTCTATTGGACTAACCCTTTTAGCTTGGGGCGTGATTAACACCAGATTACTACCCTTTTCAATACGTCCCAGACTAGTGGAAAGCTTCTTAAATCCAGTATCCGTAAAATTATTCCTAAAATCCTCGATTGGTAAGATTTGCATAAAGTTTGGACTAATAAATATAAACTTACTAAATTACTTTCTTTTACGTCTTGGTCTACGTCTACGATTCGTCGAGCCTTCTTCGGTTTTCGTTTCTAAAGACGGTTCACTCATTCCTGAAACTTTGCTAGAGGAAGAACCAAATTTCCAAGGAGTATACATCAGATCAGCGAACTGCATAGCTATCGGAACTGAGTCACGAATAGTTAGTGGAAGAGCAGTTTCCGTACCAAATCGCTGAAATTTCGAAGTCACAGATGTACTAATGTGACCATTCCACGTATCACCGGATAATACAACGTATCTTTCTCTCTTTTCAAGTGGAAAGAAGCCTCGTATAGTAGATCCAGCGTTAGTCATATCTTCGACATAAATATAAGAAGATGTGTATCTATTAATAGTTTCAAAGTATTGAGAAGTATTTGCAACACTTCCATAAAATTCATCATCACTATTGATAGTAACCTTCTTTGTTGCACCAAAACCTCCACGGTATTTAGCCATCGTTGTATCGTAAATTGAATTACTAGCATCGATCCAACCATCAGGAGCGTCAGTGTGCATGTTCATCTTGATTGTCTCTGAATCAGAAGCAACATTTGGCATAATTCTGTAACCAACTGCTGACGTAGAAGACATTTTCTCTGAATTAACAAATGAAGTTAACCAATTAGCATCAAACTTTGGCACACCCGAATACGAATAAGTTTTCGTTTCAACCGAAGTAGGAAATGCTTGAACATAAAGTTGTTGAAAATCTCTAAACTTCTTATTACGAAGAAGTAATAAACATTTATCTAAAATACCACTTTCTAAACTATTGAAATGATTTTCATTTCCAAGTGTAGGTACCATCTTAATTGGTGTATACTTAAGTAAAGGTGCACCAGGTAGATGAGATTGTTTATAGTTATCATATAAATGGAACATGTGTTGATTGACCATCGGGTCTAATGGTACTTCATCAAGCACTTGTCTTAATATACGAATTTTATTGAGATCTGAAACAGAGAACGTCTGATATAACGTAATCATTCCTTCATTTCTATTCTTTTCTAATGTGAAGTGAGCTTCAACAGAAAGATAGAAGTATAAAACAGATAGACAATAAGCAATTGAGGCGTAATAATTACTAACATATTCCCAAGTTAGAATACTACTAGTAAAAGTATTTAAACGAACCTTTCTACTAATTAGGTTAACCCAATCAGCCATTACTTTATTCCAAAGATAATCCTGAAGGTCAGGGCTACCACCATATACATTTAAGTCAGATGATGTACTACGTTCAGGATACACACACTTCGTCTTCATGATCAGAGGTGCAGTGGAGTCTCTTCCGTCTAAGAAGAATTTAGGACGGTAAAGAGGTACTATGTCAGTAGAAAAGTTAATATCTACTGGCTTTAGATTTAGACTTAATCCAGTAGGATTAAAGCTTGAACCACCAGCATAGTTTGCTTCAGTAGTTCCGCCGTCTCCTTGATCTGGTGCAGGGTCAGTCCAGG